CTGCGCAGCATCCGCGCGCTCGCCGCGCAAATCACCCAAGCCATCAACGGCCTTCTGGCCGATGAGGACGAGCAGGACGACCCGGACGACGGGCCTGAACCCGACGCCAACGCGGAGGAGCCGGACACGGCCAACGCGGAGGAGCCGACGGGGACGGATGTCGACGACGCCGACCAGCTCGAACAGGCGAAAGCCTACGCACAAGTCATCCTGAACGCATTGGAGGCACAGCATGAATAAGCTCATGCAGAACCTCGAGGACGCCAAGAGCGCCCTCACCGAGGCCATGAACGGCACCGACGCCGAGGCCATCAAGTCCGCCACCGAGCAGGTCAAGGCCGCACAGGCCGCCATCGACGCGGCCAAGGAGGGCGACGCCCTTATCAAGTCGCTCGGCACCAACGACGGCAAGAAGGCCGACGAGACCCCCGCCCGCACGCTCGGCGAGTTCGCCGTGAAGAACCTTGACCTCACCGCCCTGCGCCTCGGCATGTCTCAGTCCGCTGGCACCGGTTACTTCAAGGCCGCGACCGACCCGCACACCTCTCAGCAGATGCTCGTCGTTGACCAGAACGTCATCGACATCACGTCCGCGCGCGAGCTGGCCATCCGCTCCCTGTTCGGCTCCGAGTCCATCAGCGGCAACGCCCTCAAGTACTTCATCCTTGGTGCCAAGGAAGAGGTTTCCGGCGGCGCTCCCGCGTCCGTGGCCGAGAACGGCGCAAAGCCGCAGTTCCACATCCCCGTCAGCTCTGCCACCGCAACGCTCGGCAAGATTGCCGGATGGTACTACGAGACCGACGAGCTGCTTGAGGACAACGCCTTCCTGCGCAGCTCCATCGACAATCGTGGTCTGTTCGAGCTGGACCTCGCTATCGAGACCTACCTCATGACCACCCTGCTCGGAACCTCCGGCATCGGAGCTGCCACCTACGCCCACGGCGGCAACGTCAGCGCCGACGACGTGTTCAAGGCCATCATGACCGTCAAGGGCGCGAGCAACTACAACGCTGACGCCATCATCATGAACCCCACTGACTATCAGCGCATCCGCCTCGCCAAGGACGGCACCGGCGGCACCATCGGACAGTACTACGGCGGCGGCTACTTCTACGGCCCGTACGGCAACGGCGGCAACGCCCAGCAGCCCGGCCTGTGGGGTCTCAACACGGTAGTCACCTCCAGCATCACCGCTGGCACCGTGCTTGTGGGCAACTTCAAGCAGGGCGCGTCGGTCATCACCAAGGCTGGCGGCGGACAGCGCGTCGAGATCGTGACTGGCGACCACGATGACCGCACCCACAACCGCATCACCGTGATCGTGGAGGAGCGTCTGGCACTCGCCACTCGCGTCCCGTCTGCGTTCGTCAAGATCACCGAGGCGGCTTCCTAAGATGGCGCTTCGCATCTACCGCTCGCCCGAGGGCTACACCTTCCAGTACGAGGAGGGGACGCAGCCCGCAGGCTACGAACCCGCAGACGAGAAGCCCAAGGTGACGCGCAAGCGTCGCACTCCGGCCAACAAGGCGGCGAAGCCCGCCAACAAGTAGGAAGGGGAAGGCATGGCCTACCAGCTCACCCCATGGGGCTACGAGGTGGACGGCCCTCTACCTCCCCTCGTGTCCGCCGAGGACTTCGAGGACGCCACTGACGGCAGGTGGGCGGACGACCTGCGCACGATAACGGCAGTAACGGCGGCGAGCGCTGCCATCCGCAACGCCTGCGGATGGCACGTCGGGCCGTCCATGCGCTGCCGCGCGACCATCGACGTGGACGGACTCACCCGCAGCGTATGGCTCCCTGCGCGCAACGTGACCGCCATCGAGTCGGTCACCGTGGGCGGCGTGGCGACCGACGACTACGAGTGGAGCCGCATCGGCGAGGTGCGATTCCCGCACCCGCTGCAGCGCGGCCTGCAGGCAGTCGTCATCGAGTACGTGGCTGGCACCTGCCCCGGCGACCTCGCGGCGCTCGTCGCTGGCATCGCAGGGCGTTCGCTCGCCCTGCGACCCGGCGTCACGTCCGAGAGCGCTGGCGGCGTGTCCGTCAGCGTGTCAGCGGCCATCGCAGCGTCCGCGTCCGCCCCGTTTTTGACGGACGCCGAGCGCACGATGCTCATGCCGTACAAGGTGGTGAGGGCGCATGCTACCTAGCTTCGCGAGCCGCACGGTGACCGTCGTGCGTCCCGGCATCATCCGGCAGCGTGGCACGACCGTCCCCGACTGGGACAACCCCGAGAGCGAGACGCCCGTCCGTGGCTGCAACGTCCAGACTCCGACGACCGGCATGGAGATGGACGGCAGGACGGCCACCCGTCTGGGCGGCACCGTGTACATGCCAAAGGGCGCCGACGTCCGCGAGGGCGACGCCATCGACTACAACGGCCACCGCTTCCTCGTGGTGGGCGAGCCGATGGCGTGGGAGTCGCCGACCGGCAACCTCGACCACGTGCAGGTGCGCATCACCGAGTGGGAGGGGTAGCCGTGGCGCGAAACCAGATTAAGTTCCTCGACTCCGGCTTCCACCGCATCCTCAACAGCGCCGGGTCGCGGCGCGTTGTCAACGACGCGGCCTACCGCATCGCGGCGAGAGCCGGTCACGGCACGCGCGTGCGCCAGATGCAGGGCGGGTTCGGCGGCGGGCGACCCATCGCCGTCGTCGCCACCCACGCGAAGACGCCCGAGGAGGCGGACGCGGCACGTGAGGCGCTGGAATCCGCATCGATGGGAGCGTGACGTCATGCAGCTCAACAAGTCCATCGACATCGCGGACGCCTGCCAGCAGGCGCTCAACGACAGCGGCACCAACGCGTGCGCGCAGCCGCTACCGCACGACCTCGACGCGAGCATCCCCATCACCCTGGTCGAGGCGCTCGGTGGCGGGGAGCGGACGGCTCGCGTGCTCGACCGCTTCCCGATTCGGCTCACCACGTGGGCGAAGACGCCAGCCGATGCCGTCGCCGAGGCGAACCTCGCCATGGCACGGCTCATGGCCTACGAGGGGCGCAGGCTGGGCGGCGTGCCGTGCTACCGCGTGACCCCGACGTCGACGCCGTACGAGCCTGTCGACCCGTACCACCCCGACATCCCGCGCGCCGTCCAGACGGCGCACCTGTGGGTGCGGACCATCACAATCGACGAGTAAAGGAGGCCCATCATGGGCATCAACGCAAACAAGGTCTTCGTGGGCCTTCCCGAGCAGTCCAGCACCACTGGCGCGCTGTCCTACGGCCCCGTCATCACCAACATCCCCGAGACGTTCGACGATGCCGTCACCGCCATCTCGGCGTTCACGTCCTCCGGCTACATCTCCGAGGACGGCGCGACGCTCACCTACGACCGCTCGACCACCGACATCATCGAGTGGGCGAAGGCCAAGGTTCGCCGCGTGCTCGACAGCGCCGACGCCACGATCGAGACGACGCTCATCCAGCTCGACGCCAACGGCGCGAAGCAGGCGTTCGGCGACGACCACGTGGACGTGACCGCAGCCACCACCACCCACGGCGAGCAGCTCCACATCGCCATCGGCGCGCACGTGGACGAGCCGCGTGCGTGGGCGCTGCGCATCAAGGACGGCGACATGCGCCTCATCGCGCTCGTGCCGTCCGGTCAGGTCACCAGCGGCGTGGAAATCACCTTCACAGCCACCGACCCCATCAGCCTGCCCATCACCATCAGCGGCAACGACGACGGCAACGGCGACTACATCCACATCTACGTGGACGACGGCCAGAAGGCCGCGTAGGAGGACGCATGGAGCACAGCATCGAGTCCGGCGAGGTCCGCTATCTGGAAGTCCACATCGAGGGCAAGCGACAGCCCAAGCGCGTGCCGCTCGCGTCCTGCCTGCCAGTCCCGCGCGTGGTGGAGCTAGGCGAGATTGACGCCCTAGCCGCCAGCGGCGACCCGTCGGCGAACGCGCGCGCCATGCGCTGGTTCTACGACCTGTTCCGCGAGTACGTGGGGGCTGACGTGGACCGCATCACCGCCGAGCAGTTCGGCGCGCTGGTGACCGCGTGGCGCGACGCCACCGAGCAGGACAGCGGGGCCACGCCGGGGGAATCGCTGGCCTAGTCCGACTAATCGAGGAGCACGGACCGGCGCTTGAGTACGACCTCCTCACAAAGACGAACTATCAGCTTCGAGACGTCGGAGGGGCGCTCCCATGGGGGGCGCTCCTCCATTTCGTGCAATTTTTGCCCCGAGACAGCGCGCTCATGGGCGAGCTGGCGCCCATCACGGACGCCGAGCGCTGGACGCGGGGGGACGCCACGGCATCGCTGCTCGCGGACCTAATCGACCTCGTGGCGGTATTCCGCGCGGAGGCCGCCGTCAAGGGGACCGAGCACAGGGCCAAGCGCCCGAAGCCCTACCCACGCCCCGGACGCAAGCCCAAGGGCGCGCGGCATCTGGGCAAAGACCCCATACCCGTCGCCGAGTTCGAGGACTGGTGGAACCGCAGGAGGTGAGCGCATGGCTGCAGGCATCGAGGTCGCGCAGGCGTACGTGACCATCATCCCGTCCATGAAGGACAGCCAGAAGACCATCGCCAAGGAACTGGACGCCGACGTCATCGGCAAGGATGCCGGCGCCGACATCGGCGAGGGCATCAGCTCGGGGCTGTCCGCCAAGGCCGTCGTGATCGGGAACGTCATCACCGACGCCATCCGCACGGCGGCAGGCGCTGCAGTGGACTTTGGCCGCGACATCGCAAGCGGCATCTACGAGGGCTACAGCGCCAACGAGCAGCTCGTAGGTGGCATGCAGAAGCTCTTCGGCGACGACGCGCAGACGGTCATCGCCAACGCCAACGCCGCCTTCGCCACCGCTGGCATGTCGGCGAACGACTACATGGAGAACGTCACCGGCATCGCCGCGTCGCTCGTGAACAGCGTGGGCGGCGACACCGAGAAGGCCGCGGAGCTGGCGAACACCGCCATGCTCG